TTCACGGTTAAGCATAGACCAAACCTTTTGGCCGTAAATAACGTTGTGAAGTGCGGTAGTGTCGCCAATGTTTGTTCCTGAGAAAGCGGCGGTTGTGTCGTGGCCGGTGTGAATACCGGCAACCATACCTGCCTGCTTCAGTAACGAGTTACCTGCGGCAAAGTTTCCGATACCGTAGGCTTGGGCTTCTAAATCTGCAATTGTGTTAACGTAACCTGTCATCTTAAATCACCTCAAAGGTTTCCTCCGGTTAAACGGTGAATATCGGACCAATCCATCTTGGCGATATCATCCATCGTAGGAAGATTAGCAACGGCTTCTTCTTGAGCCTTTGCGATTGTTGCGCGTTCTTCGGTAAGAGACTTACGCAATTCAGTAAATTCATCCTTAAGAGATGCAATTTCGCTAGCAGCATCATAGTTTTGCTTTGCAATTACATTCTCACGGTTTGCGACTTCAGACTCAAAGCGAGCAGCAAAAGACTTCTGAAGGTTGTCGTAAGCCAACTTTTCAAGTTGTTCTTGACGGAAAGCCTCGTAAGCCTTCTCGATGTTACCAACGGAAAGGTCGAGAGTTTCTAATTCGTTGTTATTGAATGCCTTAACAACGGGGAGGTCGGAAGCCTTTGGACGACCGCCTTCAATTACGATGCGGTCAGCAGGTTCACCAATTTCGATACCTGCGCCATCAAGGGTCCGAACAAGGGCTTTTGCTTCTTGGTCCATGTATTCCATAGACTCTTCTTCATCAGCCATCATTTCTTCTTCCATCTTTTCATCCATCATGGATTCCTTGTCTTCCATCATTTCTTTCGCTTCGCCACCATAGCCGCCGCGTTCCATGTCGTCATCCATCATTTCTTTGTCTTCTTCCTTTCGGAGTGAATTCACTTCTTTAAGAAGTGTGTCCAACTCTTCTAGTGCTTTTTCTAACTTATCAGTCATTTCTTGTTCACCTTTTTCTTGTTTTAAAATGTCGAACTTCGCTTCTGGATTGATGCCTTTTTCGCAAATTGTGACTTCGTGTAATTCAAGTTTAGAAATCTCGTTATACTGACCTAACTCAGAGTTAGATTTCTTAACTTTCTTTAACGCCTGCCCTCCAATGCTAAAAGACCTTAATGACCCTTTGCGAATACCTCTATTAATTTCCTTTGCTTTTTCAATGTCGTCACGAAGTTTAATTACTACAAAGAAGCCAACATCGTCCACTTCTGTTTTCCATAGCCTTCCTGTTTTATCGCGGTATGAATCAACCACTTCTCCAACTTGAACATTTGAATGGTTAGTCATTACGTTTCTAAATGACTTTTGCTCCATGAATTTCTTAACTGCTTCGTTAAGTGCTTTGAGTGTAATGAGGTCATTTTGTTTATCAACGATTTCAATGCTTGCATAACCACCAATCATTAATTCGTCGTTGCTTTTCAAAATGCTGAAATCTCCCTGAAGATGGTTGTCCGTAGGGAGGATATTCATTCGCCTCAAACTCCTGTTTGCTCATTGGGTATATGAAAGACACGGTTCAGTCTTCGGGTAGGGTCAAGACTTTGAACCTGTCTTCGTAAATATCCCAAATCCCAGAGTCACCTTCCTTATCAGCAGGTTCTTGTTTATATCCTGTCCAAGCCAACCAATGCTTCTTTCCATCTAAAGGAATGACCCTAAAGTGAATCTTTGTTTCAAACTTGTTACCTTTGAGAAAATACTCATGGTAGCCATGCTTTTGCACACCCAACTCAATATCACCTGAGTCAATCAACTTATCAAAGTCTTTTTGAGTTGAAACAAGGGCAGGGAATTTTCCTGCCTTTCCAAATAAATCAAAAACATCGTCACTATCTTCTAACTTAATGAACCAAGTTAAATTCTCTTTACCTAATTTAATTGACAGGTCTAAATTACCATCGCTTCTCTTATAGATTTTGAATTTACCATTTCTATATTCTTCAGGAGTTTTATACTCCTGTTTAATCAACTTATCATCTTCAGAAAAGAATTTCTTAGTGGTCATATCATAACTGATTCCATCTCTTTCTTCTGCCCAAGTTAAGAGTTTTCTTTCTTTGCTTTCTAGAATATCTTCATATTCTTCTTTCTTATTCTTTAGCAAGAACTTATGCAGTTGCTTTGGAGTCTTAGGACCATTCTCATGTAAATAGTTAATGATAGCAACAGTCAATTTAGACTGTTTAGTTTTCATAACTTCTTCTGCTTTTGATTTCCACATGTCTAAATCAGCGATAGCATTTTTAGACATTAGGTTATCCTCTTCAAATCCATAGATTGTGAAGCCATCCATGTCTGATTTGATAATTAGAGTTGCTTCTCCATGAATGTGGTCAGTAATAGTAATTCCTTTCTTCAGGGCTTCAACATTGTAATTTAAAGATTTCTTAGTATCATTAGAAAGTAAATCTAATGTGATTAATTTTTCAGGGTGTTCCACTTCAGGAACTTCAATCACCTTAGCAGAATGAACGATGTATCTTTCCCCTGCTTTCTTCACTTCGTCCACTTTCACACGAACAATGTCGCCAATCTGCACAGAAACTTTCGTGTTAAGTGCCTTACCTACGTCCATGTAGGTCTTTCCTTCCAACTCCTTGAAGTGCTTCCCTTCACCTTCAGCCGGACCTGCACCGAGCGTATATGAATACAGGTTGCTCTTGGTCTTCTTAACATCAAGAACAATAAGGTCCAAGTCAACAAATTTCTTCCATTTAATCCACTTTGGGTTCTTTTTTGTTCCAACGTAATAAGTAGAAGTAGCATCCTTAATGACTACACCTTCAGAGGTAGGCATATCCATAATCTCTTTCGAATAAGTTTCAACATCTTTTAGGTTATCAGCCATTCTCGTATCTTTCTTCGAGGGGAAAGCGATAGCATCAGAAGATTTAGCAGAGTAACTATTAAATAGAGTTTTGATTCTATCCTCAAATGGTTCTTCAACTAACATCTTTGATTCATGTCTTAGGATATCGAATACGTGCGCTCTTAATTCTGCATCTTGGTATTTGCCTTTGAAGATATGCGCGATTGTGTCTGCTCTATGTAATGGGTCTTCCCCATCAAATAGAATTAATTCAGCATCAAAAATACAGTCACCGTATTGTTTTTGCTTCATTTCTTTTACTTGGTTAGGACATTTATCAGTAATATCCTTTTTGTTATATGAATAGATTTTGATAGAGTCGTCAATTTTGTGAATCTGAATTCTCATTCCATCATATTTCTCTTGAACAACCCAATCTCCACTAAATCCCTTTAGTTCTTCAATATCGGAAATATCGAAAATTCTATACATGGGTTTGTTAGGGACGAAGAAATCAGATTCGGATTTTTCCTCAACAGACTTTTCTGCCTTCTCAATCTCTTTAACTTCTTCGAATTTTTCTTTGTCGTGTTGTGAAAGATATAGCATTTCTAAAATGTCCATACCTTCATTAACCCTGCTTTCGACCTTTTTTGAATCCTTTCCATCCCCGTATTGCTCGATGATATAGAGGCCCACGTCGTCCACTTCTAGGTCAAGACCGGGAAAGCCGTCCGTAATCGTGTCCGGTTCCATGTCTTTAATGCTCCATGCTTTCTCCGGTAGCGCGTTTTTGCTCACACGGATAGCATAGTGGATAAATTTAGCCATAGTTTCGGGACTAGACAAAAGGTTCTCTAGAACCTTGTCTTTGAACTTTTTAACGAAAGGGTCGTTGATTTCTTCAGCATTCATTCTCATGTCTTTAATTCCATCATAAATTTTAGATGCAATCGAAGATTGAGCGTTCTTTGCCTCTTTGTGGTTAAGTTCGTTCTCGGAGGTATAGTCCTCTAAGACGCTACCTAACGCATTGGTCTTATCCCTTTTATCTTTCAACTCTTCAATGGTATTTTCCCAACGAGAGCCGTATTCTTTTGGGTCTTCCCTTGCAGAAAGATATGCTACGCGAGCCTTCTCAAAAATACGAATAATCTCCTCAGATGGAGATTCTTCTTTGTCGAGAAGAAGAGGCAATTAATCACCTAAATGATGGACGAGAAACTTTACGGTCATACATAGAAGGTCCATCTTGTCTAAGGTTTAAATTATATTTTTTATTAAGGATTCTCACCATTCTATCTCTTGGGATAGGATAATTGGGATTATCAATGTTTAGAAGATATTCTAAATGTTCTGCTGATTGGCTGTTCATTTTTGCTTTATCTACAGTAATACCTAAACTTGAAATAGCCCTCATTACGTCATCTCTTGGATATGTTCTTTTATAATTCATCTGTAAATAATATTGATTACCTTGTTCTCTAAGATAACTTTTCTTAATTTCCTGACCTGCAAGACCATAGCCTGAATGAGTTTCTTCACTTTGGGTCTTAATCTTAGTCTTATCAGCCTGAGCCTTTGGTCGCTTTAACTTGGCGTCCTCTGCTTCGTGTTCAACTTCACCAATTTGAGTAGGCTCAATGTTTTCTCTTTTCTTTGCGGTTAATTCTTGTTTAACCTTTCTAGCCTTTTCAATAGCAAGACTCACTAATCTTTCTTCGGGTGTAACTCTTTCCGGCATTTTACTCACCTGCTAACTTTTTCACAACATCGTGAATTTCTGACCATTCCATGTTAGCAACATCTGGAATCCCTGCGGATTTCTCAATGTTCATTCCGGGTGATGGGCTTTCAACGACTACATATCCTGATTTCATCAGAAGGTTGTCGTCATTATATACTGCTTTTTCTAGTTGTTCAATCTTAGAGGTTAATGCCTTTAAGATTTCTAATAAGTCTTCATTCATGTTAATCAATCCAATCTTTTTCCTTTGTCTTTATAGGATTCTCCATACTTTTTCCTAGCACAAGCATTACATAGAGTCAAATGTGGCCCATAAGTCATAAGGCTTCTTGCTGCTTTTCTTTGTCCACAAAGGTCACAAAATCTACTTTTGCGAGTAGTGTCTTTACCTCTTCCGATTTCTCCACTTCTTCCCGCTTTACGTCGGTTGTAGGCGCGGCTATGTCCCGAGAAGCGGTCAAGTCGGTCTTTATATCTGTCATCAACTTTAAGAATTGTAAACCAAGTCATAACTTCCCCTCTGGCTTTTTCTTCTTAGGATAGACTAAATCTTCTAATTGCCGATAGAGCAACTCATACTCCTTCCGTAACTTGCTAGCCGTGGCGACAATATCAACGTTTCGCTCATCCATTGACTTCATCTTTTTAGACAACTTTTTATCTGACTTAATTAAATCCATTGACTTAAGTAAAGAGATTAAGTCGCCTAACTTGGTAAAGTCCTGACCGAAGAATTCAGATGGCTCTGCGGCACTAAGCGTTTTCTTTAGTCGCTTTCTATCTTTAGCATTTAATTTATCAACAAGTTTCTCAGGAGATTTTCTTTCTGCCTTATAGACAAAATCGTCACCTGAACCGTAATAGTCCCACGTCATTCATCTTCCTCCACGTTTGCATCTGAGATTGCTCTATCAATAAAAGAAAGGTCATAGCCTAAGTCTGATAGAAGTTTCCTTTGCTTTCTTAGTTCTTGAACGGCTAAATTAATACTGCTCGAAGACCCAACTTCTTCAGGAATATTGTAATTACCTTGAACTAATCTAGAAAACAATTCCTCTAAATTACCTTTGTCTAAGTCCATTTCTTCTTGAGCGACTTCTAAAGCACCCATAATGTAACCTTCATTAATTTTAACTTCATTATCAATTGATTTCATTTTTCTTCTAATTCTTTCAGCCATTGTCTTAGTGATGGTGTCCTTATTTTCACCGAAGGCCAAATCAATTAATTCTAATAATTCTTTGATGTTATCGTCAACCTTTTCAAGTCTTTCAATGTATGACTCTTGAGCATCCTTTAAACTCTTATCAAATTTAGAAGCAAACTTGTCGGCATATTCTGATTGAAGTTGTGCAATGATAGGGTCTTTAGAATAATCTGCATCTTCTAGGCCTGCCGCAGCAGCCTTTCTATTCTTCTTTTTGCTTTCACGCTCTTTGAAAGAAGCATCTCTTCCTTCAATAGCAGCAAAAGACCTTCGGGTAACTTCTCTTCTCTTTTGTGGTGAACGCTTAATTTCTTCGTCCATAATTTGTTCTAGCCTATCTTTGAACTTCTGTTTCCATTCTGAATATTCTTTAACTAAAGACGAGTCTTCTTCCAAAAGGAAAACAGAAACAAATGGTTCCTTAGTTAATTTTTTCATTTTATTTTTAATTTGCCTAACCTTTTCAAGTTTGCCTGAGAGTCTTCGGTTTAATCTATTTTCTAACCTAGATGGTAGTCTGCCCCTTACTCTCTCAGCGGCACTTTGGGCTTGCTCTCTCGTAATTGGTGGAGATGTATCAACACCTAATTTGTTCTTAGCAAAGACTAACAATTCAGTAATGTATTTGTCAGGCTCTAATTGTTGCATTTTATCAGAAAGTTTATTAAATGCACGAATATACTCTGCATAACCTCTGTCTGATTCAGAATACATTGGTTTAACGATTTGAGTTTTATTGTCGTGGAAAGTGTAGTTTCTAATATCGTCTTCATCATTAATGTGCTTTTGGGCTTGAACTAAGATAGACGCTTTAAGTGTTGGCTTCTTATCTAAAATCCTTGCAAAGATTGCAAATTTCTGCTTCATTGTTTCATCCTTATCACCTAATTGTGATAGGCCTCTATGAATCTCTTCAAACAACTCTGCATTTTCTTTACGAATAACGTTATCATTCGTAAAGAAACCTTGCCTCTTACTTCTATCTCGACCGACCGTATCAGAAGATTGAACAGGTTTTCCAAGAGGAATTTCCTCTTTTAGTTTTTGAGCCTCTTTGAAATATGTTCTTCGGGCTTTTTCGTATTTGTTGAAATCTTTATCAATAACGTCAAGAACATTGTTTAAAGCAATGATAGTCTTTTTGCTTCTTTCTCTGAGTTTTTTTCGTCCTCTATTGACTCTATCAGTATATTTTTCGTCGCTTTCTTCTGTACCTTGTCTTGGGCGATATTGTGAAATTTGTGTTTTAATATTTTGAGTGTATTCTCTAATGATTCTTCTAAGGGCTTCCATAGCATAAACTACTCGGCCTCTATTTCTATAAAGATAATGCAGTAGATTTTCGAAATCATTATTTTCTGCTTTGGAATATTTTTCCCAGAAGGCTTTCATATCAGCCTTCTCTTTTTCAGTATAATCTCTTTTTTTGACTTCGCCTTCTGCCTTAATTCGTTTAATTGCTTCCCTAACTAATTTGACAGGAACAGGATAGGTAGCCTTTCCATCTACATATTTTAAATCACTATCCTTTCTAAAACCCCTACTTCTTCTTCGAGATAACTCAGAAGAAATAACCGTTGCAGGCTTTGGTTTCTTTTTTTCACCATCAGAATATTCTGTAGCAATACTTCTCCTAATGATTTCAATTTCTTCCTCGTCTAAGCCACGTTGTTGGAATTCTTTTTCCTCTGGCTTAAGTCTTTTAATTTGACTCCTTCCAACAGTTCTAGTGGCTAGCCCTGTTAAATTATCAAAAAGTTTAGTCGAAGGTTTCTTACTAAAATTAGGTTCTAGGTCGTCCATAATTCTATTGAACTCTCTAGCACCCACTACGACTTCATCTAGAGAACCCCAATCCAATTTCATATCTTCAGGTAGTCCTTCAAACTTTCCTCTCTTTTCAAAGATTTCCTTATAGTCTTTGCCTAAGATTTCTCTTAGAATAACGTCAACTGTTAATTCCTTCTTAAGAATCCTGTCGGGATATAAGTCATACCAAAGGTCTTTCAGAATAGTCTGAATAGGAGCGTTGGATAACTCAGCCTTCCAAGACAATTAAACCACCTCAGAAGGGAATGTTTTCTTTTCGTCCACGGCGACGGGGAGGAAGGGTAACAACATCGGGAACATCAGAAGATGAAGGCATAGCCTTGTGTGATGTATCTGTTGGAATACCCATAGTAAAATCTCTATTCTTGGTAATCTTTCTATCTTCGTGTGCATTCTGCGCTTTTACTTTTGCTAACTCCTTTCGGAGAGCAATTTCTTTTTGTCTTAAATCTTCAGTCATTTAATCATCTCTTATATAAGGCGTCTAATCTGTCGTCTAATTCGCTTTCTTTTTCCCATTCTAAACTATCTAAGTTAAACCATTCGGTATCGTTTTCTTCCGCAAATTCTTGCAAAACTCTAAATTCTCTATTCCATTTATAAGGCTTTTCTAAGAAACTGATAATATTTTGAATTGCTTCATATTGAAATCCCCAACGACCAAGTTCATTCATAACGTGGACAAAAGAAGAAAGGTCGTCCATTTCTAAATCTCGAACTTGTTTTTTCAATTCACTTTTCCACATCAAGGAATCCTCCTTTCACTTCTTCTATCAACATTTTGATTACCCGCATCTTCAGGTAATCCGGTGAATCTCTTATCCGGTCCCACGCTTTGCCGCGCTTTATTCCTTGTGGCCGGTGGGTTCTCTTGGGGCTTAGGACTTCCACCCTGTAACGCTTGTCTTTGCATTTCATCAAGGTCGCGTTGGTCAACGTTTGAACCTGCTAATGGGTCAACCTTTGCACCTTCTTCGCCTTCGGGTTTATCTTCAGGTTTTGGTTCGGGTGGAGGTTTCTTGAAAGTAAATTGACCATCTTCATCCATATCAACTTCAAAGCCAATATTTTTCATAGATGCGGCAAGTGCAATTTCTAGTTCACGCTTTCTAAGAACAGCGATTTCATCTTCTTCTTCAGATGGTGGGAGTTTTAGTTTCCAATCTGTAATACCAAATTGCTTTGTTAGGTATGGGAAAACGTAATCATTATACACACGTTGCGCCATTTGAACTGCACGATTCGTAACTAGAATCTGCATACCTTCATTGTTCAGTCCACCACTTGTTGTGTTATCGGCCATAAAGACCTTGCTTACACCATAGAAAGCAGAAATTCTATCGCGTAAATCATCCTTTACTGCGACGTAATCCATTTCCTTTAGACTGTCCATAAACTTAATCCATTCAATAGCACCTTTGCCGTTCTCGGCTTCGATGCCCATAACCGGAATAAAGTGAGGGTCTGCTTCCATCTTTTCCTTAACAGAACGCCAGAATGCTCTCATAGAGTCCATATTTCTAGTTTGAACTGCAAGAAGACCGCGAGGCATTCTGCTCTTTGTGTATGATTGATTTACGTAATTCTCCATTGCAATTAAAGTCATAACTAAGTTGTATAGAGTCATAATTGGAGACATACCATATAATCTAGAGGGACTGTATTTGCTAAAGTGTAATACCTCTCCTTTGAGGAAATGTTGGTCTTTTCCGTGCGCTCTGTTCACAAAATGAACAGGTTGAAGATTTGAGCCACAAATTTCACAGGTTTCGTGTGGTTCAACTGAAAGTATCTCTCTGTGATTTACACAAGTAAAACCCTTTGTTCCTCTGATTCCATCCTCATCAGCATAGATGCTCATAGTTACGGGGTCGCCACGATATAACTCTTTGATACGATGCATTCTAATTTTACCGTTACCATCAATAAAGTATTCCTTAACAAGAACAATATAGGCATCATCCATAATATTGAGGTCATCCTCTAATTCTTTAAGAACATCAATAAATAACTGTTCTGCCTTATTTACATAACCTTCTAAGAATTTCTCAGCAAAAATCA